AACAGGGGTGGAATATCCGATGGCGCCAAGGGCACCGCGCGGCCTTGGTTCGTAAGGGTTTCAGCCGCCAGCGTGATCTTCCGGCGTTCTGTGGTGATCCCGCTAAAGACGAACGCGAAGGTATCGGCCGATTTCTGACTGTATGACGTATCGACGCCGGCGGACACCTGCAGGAATTTTACCCTACCGTCCTTCATGGCCTTTAGGAGATCCGCGGCGCGGATCAGATTGCTGTCCTGAAGGTTGAATACCAGCCCGGTCGAGCGGCCGCGGAGCCCCTTGATCTTGTTCTTCCAAAGCTTGGAGCCGGGTGCGGTCCCCGTGAGCAGCTGATCCCGTTTCTCCGGCGTCAATGTGGCGTTGTCGTCAAAGGTGAAATACCAGTGCACCCAGCCGGGCATCGGCGGCTGGTCAAGCTGCTTCAAAAGCTCCTTCGGGGTCCCCGCGGTCCATTCTGGCAGCGGCCGGCAGCGGTTGATGTACTCTTTATAGACCGGAAGGCTTGGATCGTCCGGGTTTAGCGTTGCCATGAGATAATCATAGCGGAGAAATACCTCGCGAATGAAATCCATGTCGGCGATGTTGGCTTCGTCGATGTACACACACCCATACTGGCCGCCGAGGGCCTTCTTCCACCGGGCCTTATTGTCATAGCCGAGGACATAAATGATCTTGTCCCCGCCCGGCGCCTTATACCGCAGATGCGGCATGGTGACGCCGCGGCCACCTCCGGGGTAGTATGAAAGCAGGCTGCCGAAAACATCCAGCAGCCCGCAGTCTTTTGTGATCACGTTTTTCTCGATTGTCCCAAGGTCGTTCCCGGCCATGATGTGGATACGCTGGGGCGATTCCGCAACGCGGAGCATGAACTTCACGACGCCGACCGTGGTCTTACCGGCGAAGGTAGTTCCCTCCAGGACCTCCACCTTCGCCCGGCATTTCATGAAGGCGACATACTTAGGCGAGAGAAGGAACTCGGGTGAATCCGTCATCCGGAATCACTGGCCGCCGGCGCCTCCTGTTCCGTCTCCCCATCATCGCCCTGCTGCAACTGCCGGAGGATGGAGGCGAGCGCCTGGTTTCCGGTGTCGATCTGCCCGGAGTGCTCGACCTTGTCCGTGAACATCCCGAGGTGACGGCCAAGCTGTTCCAAAGCTTTGAGCTTATCGTGCAGCTTGATTTCACGCTCCACTCCAGGGCCGTCGGCCGTAGGAATAGTTTTCACGCGGACGGACGCGATCGCCGCGGTATCGTCCCGGGAAACACCATCCTTGAGGGTCGCAGTATCAGCGTCTATGATGTCGTCGGCATTGGCCAGGGCAACACGGGCCAGCTCACGCACCACACGATCGGCGTTGACACCGGTGCGCTTTGACTGCTCGGCGATGGCTTTGTCTATACGCGCGCGAATGGCAGGTTTCTGCATGTTCTCCGTCGCGATGGAATGCGCGCTCTTCGCACTGTACCCGGCCCTTATGGCCGCCTGAGTGGCGTTCAGGTCGATGAGGTATTCCTCGCAGAAACGCTTTTGTTTGTTCGTCATGGATGTCACCTCCCTGAAATTGGTATAAAAAAGGGCGCCGCGAAGGGCGCCCATGGCACAAAATAACAAACAGATCCCACACTAAAAGCTTTTGCGGTATCCGGTCATTCTAATTTAGGGCTTTATATGTGCATATTTCCATTGCAAAAATTTTTCTGATGGATAATCTACTTTCCTTTTAGGAAATTTTATTCGTGTGACGGTGATCGTTGGATCTTGATTAAATGAGAATACAGTCCCATCAGGCATTATTCTCAGTTCTCCCCGATCAAAAGCAATATGATGATTTGCACATAAACAAAGCCCATTTTGTACTGTATCTGGTCCACCATGCGCTTTATCTTGAATATGAGCCGCTACCAGTAAATTATCTTGGCTACATTCACACACTGCACATGTATTTTGATAAGCGGTTAATACTTCATTTCTAAAGCTTGTCTGTTGTCCACGATAAGCTTTTTTTACTTTACTTTCTACCCATTCTCCACCTCCATATGGCATAGCCTTTCTTATTTCATCCTCACTTTTTATGAAGACTTTCCCATCTTGGTCAATAGATGCTGTCGGAATAAGATCATATCTTTCTTGTGACATATCCAAAAGAGTAAAATTTCCTTTTTCGTCAAGCACAATCGCTGTACGCACTTCATCTCTAGTATGGTAGAAAACTAATTTTACTGGATAGTTTGCATCTGGTAAAGTACTTAGAAAATTTTCATCAATATAACGATTTCGTTTTTCCCTTTTGGCTGCTCGGCTGAATTCTATCAAGAGTTTCTTAGGCAAATATTTACAACTTTTCACGACTTTATCCTCTCCTTTCCCCCATAATAATTTCTTTATGGATAAAATTCAAGGATAATTTTACACAAGAAAAAGCGCATCGCTTTGGCCACCGGGTTTTTGTGCTTAATCAAGAAGAAAGGACGCCCGGCCATCGCCGAACGTCTTTCCGAAATTCCCTTATTCTATATTACCATACCTTGACCTGCCGGAACACGCCGATTTCCGCTGGAAAGCGCCGGAAAACGCCGGTTTTTCAGCGCACCATGCCCGGAAAGACTACCTGATCGGACCGAATAGCCAGTTGCAGCAGGGAAATCCTCACACGTTCCCGGGTTTGGCTTTCGCTCAACTCCGTCTTCCCCGCGATCTCCTTCCACGTCGGCCGTCGGCGGTATTTTCGGTTCTGCGGGTCCCCCATGTACCGGAGTTCCAGTATGTAGCGGTCCGTCGGGTCGAGCTTTTCCAAGGCGACGCCGAGCCAGTTCTTCGCGTCCTTCAGCTCCGCGATACGGCGGGAGCAGGCTTTGATTTCATCATTGTAATATCCGGCCTGATTCGCGAGTGCCATGGAGGCCGTGCGGTCCCCGGGCAAGCCTTTGCCGCCCGGCAGCCCTGTGAGGTTGACGGACGGCAGTGTGATCTTATTCTTTTCGGCCTCGCAGTGGCGGATGACGGCAAATTCTTCGTCAATCATCTGCGGGATATCATAGTAGATTTTCAGCAGGTTTTTCACTTCGTCGGCCGTCAAACCTCATCACCCCTTCCTGCATTCAAAATTTTAGCTGAGAATTGAAATCGTAATTCATCCAGAGCGTTTCCGTCCGGTGTTTCCTCTTTTCGGCGGTCGTTACGATCTGATCCTTCCGCCAGTCATGCAGCATGTTGTTGTAGAGGTTATTATCGTAACCGGAAAGGAGAACCGGGCCCTGATGCTGCTTCAGAGCTTCCAGCAGCTCGAGGTGATCTTCATCAGTCATCTCGTGGGCATATTGCCGCTTCATCTTCCTGGTACTGAGCAGATAAGGCGGATCGGCGTAGATCAGGACGTTCGAGCGATTGAATCTCCGAATCAAGTCCAGGGCAGGCTCGCATTCAATTTGTGTTTCCTTCAGGCGGGCGACAATGTTCATAATCCATTCCGGGAGTTGATTCCAGTAATTCACGGCGTAGCTGTTCTCCCGGCCGGCAATATCATTTTTCCATCCAGATCGGCAGTATGTGCGGAACCCGTGACCCATCCACGTTTTCAAGAGAAACCGCCGTGCTTTTTCAAAAGGATCTTCCGGGCAAAGTTCAAAAGCGCTGTAGTATTCCTGCCTCGAGTAAGGTGTTGTCTCAACCAGCATGGCCAACTTCTCGGCATCATCCCGGATGCAGCGGAATAGGTTTACAACATCCTCGTCAATATCATTGATCGTCTCAATTTTAGCCGGCTGTTTCCGGAAGAATACCGCTCCGCTGCCGAAATACGGTTCGAGATAGCTTTTATGTTCAGGCATATGGCTGATAATCCAGTCGGCAATCCGCCATTTTGCACCAGGGTATTTGATTACAGTGCGGTACTCCAGCATTTTGTCATTCCCTCTCCGAGGTTAGGGCAACATTTTTGCCCTAACCTCTTTTTAGACCTCCCACAATCTTACATCCGTCCGCGGCTCGTCGGCGTATTCCTTGGCGATCTGAGCCAAGACAATCTGGGCATCGTCTTTGTAGGCGAACCCGTTCAGCGCGTCGCAGATGATTTTCACGATGTTGTCGCAATCCGGCTTCTTCGCCGGTTTGATCTGCCCGGACCGCATGGCCGCCTGCGCCTTTTTGCTCTTGCTGGCCGGGATCGGGAAACGGGCCGTGATCTGAACAACGACCTGGGTATCATCTGGAAATCGGAAGCCCTGCGCCGCGGCCTTATAGCGGATCCGCACCAGTTCCTCGTAGGCGACGGTCTTATCCGGGGTGTATGTAAGGCTGATCCCGCTCTTTGCATGCACCACCCGCGGCCGGGCCTTGCCCTGTGGCGGGCCGGGGATTGAGAACTTGACGATATTCATAGGCAAGTCTCCCAGTTCCAAAGCCCTTGTTTGCCCTTCGCAGGAACCGGCTCTGGAAGCGTCTGAACATCTCTAATCTCCCAAGCGTACCGTCCCGGTGTCCAGTCGCCAAAAAGCAGCTCCTGATCTGTCGGTTCATAGATGCCGCGGTCTGTTTCAAGCCAGCCTGGGTCATCTGAGTGTATTCCTCTCCCGCCATGAAGTACAATTCTATGGCAGCCCACCAGCTTAGCTGTGGCGATGATGCAGCCGGTTGGCAAGTCAAGCAGGTCGTGAGCCCCGTATCTGCCGTCATCACTACTGGACAAGGCCACGCCCATTGCATCAATCGCCCCTTGCTCTAAAGTCCTCAGAACGCTTATTGTTGGATTGGCCGCTGCATGAATTGCAATCGACCCCCGATAGGACGTCGCCCACCCGCGCGTTTCAAACTGCTTTGCGCCACAGGCCCACAGCGAGGCCCACGGCTGCCAGATGGTAATAGCTTTCATGTTTCTTCCTTCCTCTCAAATTTTCCACACGCCTGGTCGTAGGAGTTGATGCGGGCCTTCGGGTCCTCGTGCCGGAAGAAGCGGGTACAGTAGGTATTCTTATTCCCCGGCAAAAGAAAATCGTCCTTTTCGCAATTACAGAATCGGCAATCGCGGCATGTGGCATTGACGGTACCGTACACATCTTGCGGCCGGATGACTTTTTCCGGCTTTCCGCGAGAATGCCTCATGGCTTCCGCCTCCTGT